CGAGGACGCCTTCTCCGGTCGCCGTCGCCGCTCCGACAGCCTCGACGTTGGCGGCACAAGAGCAGACGCCCTCGCCTGTGATTGTGGCCGACCCTGCCGCTTCGAGGTTCCCTGCTGCCTCGGTGAGCCCCTGACCGACGAGTTCGGCACTCGGCATCGAATAGACGATTCGGAGCTGACATTTCGAGAAGGTCTGGTTGAAGTCGACTCCCCAGGAGAAGTCGCCCGTGCCCTGCGTGCTGTCGTCCCACACGCGAACGTCCGTCTGACCGCCGGGAACGATGGCGGCGATTCCGACCGACCCGAGACTAATCAGCTGACCGCCGGTAGGTTTCGCGTAGATCGTCGCCGCGAGGGTGCCACCGTTCCACTCGCCGGCATCCCCGTCGAGAGTGGTGCCGATGAACTCGCCGATGGAGAACTTGCAGACGTAGTATTGCGGGTCCCCGTAGGGCTGACTACGTCGCTTCACGACGAGGAATGAGACCGACGTGATCTCTGCTTCGGCGGGGACCGCCGATGTATCGAAGGCGAAGTAGGCGCGCCAGTAGGTCGGCCCGAACGCACTCTCGCCTGTCTTGCAGTTCGCCCAGCCGGTCGCCGCCGTGAAGACGCTGCTGGCGAGAGTGATCTTCCCGCTTCGTCCGTCGATGAAGTTAGCGTTGTGCAGATAGAGCATGGGAGCGCCTTTCGGACGTCGAGCGTCCGGCGATCAGGCGATCACAGGCGCTCGCCCATGTGTCAGCGGAGCTTCAGGACGAGGAAGCCGTCGAGGATCTTGAACACGTCGCCGTTGCCGACGGTCTTCGACTCGTCGAGTTCGCCGTGATAGAGAAGGTTCCCACTCGTCGCCGCGTCGAAGACAGCGACGTGCGTGACCGTTCCCCACGAGGCGGTCGCCGTCGGAAACGTGATCGGGCCGTTGTTCTCGACAGCATAGGCATCGCCGTCGACTGCGGCAAGCGTCCACTCGGGGCTGCCCCCGCCGTTCTCGTAGACCCGCACACGGGCATAGGAGCCGCCCGAGACCTCGGTTCCCGTCCCCGCGTCGGTTGGGTCATCGGTGAACAAGGCGACCCACGTTGACGGAGACGTGTAGGCGTCGTCGTTGAAGATATGATCAAGCAGTTCCTGTTCGAGATAGTCAGAGAGGGCTGGCACGGTGATCTCCTATCGTGTGGGCTGTGGGCTAACCGAGACGAGACGACGGGTCACGTCGTTGCTCGTCATCACATGATCCCGGCCGTCGCCGTTGCCGCCGCCGGCTGCCTCTTCGGCGGCTGCCTCGATCTGCGTCTCGACTTCGGAGGCCGTGACCGGCTCTTCCTTCGGTGCGCCCCCGTCGATCTTGATTCCCCATTTCTCGGCGAGATCGAGTTCACGCCTGAGCTGTCGGAAGACGTCCTCGACATCGAGACCACGTTCCGCGAGGACCTCTGCTCGGGTGCCGAGTCCGTTTTCGATCGAGAGGACCGCGCCCTTCGCCGCCTTCTCGGGGTCGATCCACGCCCATCCTCGAGGACGATGTTCGACCTCACGATAGCGGTCGGGATTCTGGGAGGGGAGGCGAAGCTTGCGGGTCAGGAGAGCCATCGAGAGCCACACGTCATATAGCGGGACTCGCCACATCTCGATGAAGTCGTTCTGAATCCCTCGCCAGTCGTCTCTCTCGACGAGAGCGAAGCTCCGCATCGACGAGTAGCTGACGCCGCGGGCGTCGTTGGCGAGGACGTTGTAGAAGACGCCTAGGCCCGTGGCGACCTTGCGGGCCATCTGCTCGACGAAGGCCCCGAACTGCCCCGTCGGGTGATCTGGCGACCAGCCGTTGAACTCGTATCCCTCAGGCACGATCTCGATCGAGCCGGGATTCGCCTCGATCATCGCCGGGTCCTTCTCGCCGGCGAGGTCGGGCCCGAGTGAGTCGGCCCGCTTCTGGAGAAATCCCATCTTGGCAGCGGCGACTCTCGCAGCGACGGCCTCGGATTCCTCGTAGGCGTCGAGCATGTGCGCGGGCACCATGATCGAGTGGACCCACGTCACGCCTCGGGTCTGATTCACACGATCGGGATCGTAGAGATGAATCATCTCGCTGGCGGGGACGAAGTATCGCTCGCGGATCACTGTCATCGACACCGACGAGGGCTTTGTCCAACACCAGAAACCGACGGGCCTCGACAGCTCGTCGACCTCGACTCCCATTCTGATCTCGTTCTGACCGTCACGGGCGGGTCGGTTCAACCGTTCGTCGATTAGATCGGCGTCGATCGCTTGCAACGCGAGCCCGAACGGATTCCCCTCGACGCCACGCCACAGACGGACAAACGCCTCGCCGTCGCAAGCGACGGTCTTCAAGATCAGTTGCTCGAAGCGTCTAAGAGAGAGCTTGCCGTCGAGTGTGACGGGCTTCCGCGCCCACGTTCGCCAAGCCCGTTCGATCTCGTCGTTGACAGCGGTGTCGAGAACGAAGGTCTCGCCCTCTTCGCCCTGGCTCGGTCTCGTGACGAGAGCCTGTAGGGTGATCCCCTGTGAGCCGATGACGTTGTTTCTGAGCAGACGGACGTAGCGTTTGATGTAGCTGTTGTTGCGAGCGAGTTCGCGAGCCCGCGCCCTCAGTCGTCGGATGTCGCCTTTGATCTCTTCATCGGCAGAGCGAGAGGCGGCGATCCAGTCGAGCAGAAGACGATTGCTCATCGCGCCCTCGAAGGCCGTTCGATTCTGACCTCGGGCCTCTCGCCAGCCGAGACGAAATGCGCGGGCGATCCTCTGTCGGAACGGTCTCATCGCTTCATCCCCGTCGAAGTGAACTGAACAAGGACTGACCGAGAGACCTTCGAGGGCTGTTGCAGGCGGGCGAGGCGGGCTTCGAGCGAGGTCAACAGCGAGACGGCGTCCTTGATCGGCATCTTCGAGACGGCACGACCGGCGATCGAGTAGCTCTCCATGCCGGCGGTCATCCGACCCTCGACGTGAGCTTTCAGAACGACGATCGACCGTTCGAGCCACGACTGACGATCGCCCGGGGCTGCCTCTGCGAGATTCGGTGTGATGTGAACGACACCGGAGTCGACGGTGTAGACCTCGTCGCCCTTCGAGACACGCTCGACCCATTCGTAGACGCCGTCGACGAAGGAGCCCGACGTGCCGGCGGGGGAGATCGTCACGACGAAGTCGTCGCTGTCGGGGGTCGCCTCGATCTCCGTGACAGATGCGCCGGCGAGATAGAGCGTCAGAGTCCATTCGCTCGCGGGATACGACGAGAACGCCTTCCGATAGCTGACGGTCGTGCCGGCCTCGAAGGACTCGGGGAGTTCTGTGAGTTCGTTCGTCAGGCTCATGCGGTCACGGTGCCACAAAACGCCCTCAGTCGACAAGTGCAATAAGATTGCACTCGACGCCGCGGCCCGATTCTGGCAGAAGTGGAGCGTCAGGGGAAATCAACGCACGACGAGGCGAGAGAGCAGGAGTCGGGGATGATACGATGAAACGGACGATCCCAACACGGCAGTTCCGGCAGTTCGACATCGACGTCGGCGAACGTCAGCAGGGGGAGGGAGGCGATCGCTACCCGATCTCGTTCTCTAGCGAGGTCCCGGTGCTGAGGCAGTCATGGGAGGGCCCCTACTACGAAGTCCTTTCGCACGCTCCCGGTGACATCATCCTCGACCGAGCCGAACGAGGTCTCCCCGCGCTCAAGTCACACGAGCGCGTCCTGCACTTCGGCTCGGTGACCGGGATCAGGCTCGACGAGGTCGTGAAGCGGCTCAAGGGTCTGCTCGGATTCTCATCGACCGACCTCGGGCAAGAGCAGAAGACACTCGTCGACGAGGGGCATCTGCACACCGTCTCGGTTGGCTATCGTGTTCACGGCATGGAGTTCTTGTCCAAGAACGCCGAGGGCGTGCCGACGTTCCTCGTGCGACCGTGGGAGCCCTTCGAGATTTCAACCGAGCCGGTGCCAGCCGACTACGAGGTCGGCTTCGGCAGAAGCGACACAGCAGGCAGAGTCAAGGTGGGAGCTGATGACGTCGTCGTGATCGAGGTCAGAGATTCGACGACAGGAACGGGAGGAGAAGACATGGGCGAGACGATCACCGAGAGAGGGACCGTCGAGACCCCGACCGACGTCGTCAATCCGACGACGCCGAGGATCGAGACCCGAGGCGAGCCGACGTCACCGCCGACGCCGGTGACCCCGACTCGTGACCGGGGTGCAGAGGCGGCCGAGATCATGGAGCTGTGCGCGACGCACGGCTTCGCCGAGAGAGCTGCTGACTTCGTTCGGGAGGGTGCGACGCCCGATCGTGTCAGGCAGTTCATCCTCGAGCAGATCACCACGAAAGGGCCAGGACAGCCGGGCAGCGAGTCGCTCGATCTGCCGAAGCGCGACGTCTCTCGCTACTCGCTTCAGCGGGCCCTTCGGATCGCGGCCGAGATGGAGAAGCCGAACGGCATCGAGGCCGAGGTCGATCAGGAGCTGAGGAAGACGAGGACGACGAGCGACCACGGCGGCATCCTCGTGCCGTGGCGGTTCGGGACCGAGCAGAGGGCGCTCGGGACGGGCGAGGCGACCGGAGGGGCGACCCTCGTCGGCGAGACCGTGATGCCCGAGATGATCGACATCCTCAGGAACAAGGCCCTCGTGCTACAGGCCGGGGCTCGGCTCTATCCCGGTCTGCAGGGCGTCGTTCACTTCAACAAGAAGACCGGCGAGCCGACCGTCTACTGGATGCAGGAGAATCCGGCGGCTGACGTCACGGCAAGTCAGCCGACATACGGCTACGTCGATCTGACCCCGAAGACTCTGATCGGGTCTGTCGAGATTCCTCGACAGCTTCTCGTGATGGCTTCGATCGACGTCGAGGCCGACATCAGGTCGGACCTCGGCACGGGTCACGCGCTCGCCGTCGACTCGAAGGCTCTGCACGGCACGGGCACGGCGAACGAGCCGGTCGGGATCTACTCGGCCGCCGACGTACAGTCGGCGTCGATCACGGGCGTTCCCGATCTGCCCGAGACCTCGGCGATGATCGGCAAGCTCGCCGACGCGAACGCCGACCTCGGCTCGGTCTCGTGGATGACGACCCCGCTGCTCGCGGAGGTCTGCACTCGCGTCGAGAAGGCGTCGGGCTATCCTGTCTACCTCTGGAACGGGCCTCTCCAGGAAGGTACGATGCTCGGCTACACGGCGCGGGCGACGAATCAGGTCTCGAAGAGCCTCGGCTCGGGCTCCGACGAGCACGGCCTGATCTTCGGGAACTGGAACGACCTCGTCGTCGGGCTGTGGGGCAACGATCTGGAGATCGTTGTCGATGTCGTCACGAAGGCGAAGCGCGGTCAGATCGTGATCACGTCCTACTCGATGGCTGACATCGCTCTCAGGCGAGGTCAGTCGTTCGTGAAGGCGACTGGCGCGAAGATCGCGTAGTCGATGACGAGACCGAGACTCTGAACGGGAGGACTGCACATGGCAGGACCCGAAGAGAGGATCACGCTGCTCGTCACGACTGATCACTGTATCGGAGGCGGGCGAGACGTTGTCGCGGGAGATGTTCTCTCTGCGCCGGGAGACGTCTCGCTCGCCGATGCTCGGGCAAGGATCGCTCGGGGCTGGTACACGGTCATCGACGGCGACGTACCGCCGGGGCCGATTCATCCCGCCGTCGAGACACGAGAGCCGACCGTCGAGAAGCGTGACCCCGAGATCGAGAGCCCGCCGCCCTCGAGGACGACGGGCAAGAAGACGAAGGGTCGAGGGAAGGGCAAGAGGGCGCGGTCGAAGTAGAGCCGCGTCGACAGACAGGAGGACGACGTTGCCGAATCTGATGAACGCGCTCGCGATGGCGGGCGTCAAGAGGGGAATCCTGCCGGGGACCTACACGTCGACCGAGACGGGAACGGGGGTCGACTGCACGGCATGGGACGGGATGGCGGTCGCCGTTCTCGACTGTGCCGCCGGGACCGGCACGACACCGACGCTCAACGTCAAGCTACAGTCCTGTGCGACCGTCGACGGGACCTACGCTGACATCAGCGGTGCGGTGTTCACCGAGGTCGACGACACCGAGGGCGGCTCGACTCAGATCATCGCCTTCCCCGTGAGTGCAGCCGCGGCGTTCGTCAGGGCCGTCGGGACGATCGCCGGGACGACCCCGTCGTTCGATTTCTCGGTGACCCTCGTCGGGATGCCGAAGGTCGCCTGAGATGTCGGGATTCCTCGGTGAGTCTGACATCGACGCGATGCTCGCCGATCTCGCCGAGGCTGATAGCACGGTCGAAGTGACGCTCGGTGCGACGACGGTGACGGGCCTCTTCGACCGTGCTGCTGTTCAGTTCTTCGATGGTGATATGCCGACGGTGATCAGCGAGAGCGAGGCAGTTCACGTCAGAGCGGGGTCGCTGCCCGGCCTAGAGCCGGGGGCGTCGATCACGATCACGATCGGAACGACCTCGACGACCTACTCGGTCTTGCGTGTCCTCAAGTATGGAGACGGGGCGATGGAACGGATCGCCCTCACGACACCATGAGTTCGATCAGAGAACAGATCGTCGAGGCCGCAGTCGACGCCCTCACGACTGACAGGCCGGCAGAGATTCCGGAGCCCGTTCGGACTCGGCTCGTGTCACCTCGCGCGGCTCAGCTCCCCGCGCTTACGGTGTATCAGGGCCGGGAGGTCGTCAGTCCGATGCGTGATGAGAAAGCCGAAGAGCGATCGAGTCGCGGGGCGGTCGTCCGGCGGGCTCTGGATCTACAGATCGAGGTCGTCACACTCGCCACGAAGAGCGGCGATCCGGCAGACAAGCTCGCCGACCCCATTCTCTGCTGGGCCGTCAAGTCGATCGTCGGGTCGGGGACGTTCAACAAGCTCTTGAACGACCCCGCCGACGAGGCCGGGACCCTCTTCGACTATGAACAGTCGAAGGAGGGGTCGTTCTGTCGGGCGACGATGACCGTCCGGTGTCACTACCAGTCGAAGACCGACGACGCCGAGCTGATCGCCTAGCGAGAGTCGACGTCTGACAAGGGAGGGGAGATGCCAGGAGAGAACGTCAACGGCAATCTGGTTCTGCTCGGGCGAGGCAAGGTCTATTTCGACCGCCTCGACTCTAGCGGGAATCCGACGGGCGAATACTTCCTCGGGAACACGCCGAGCTTCGAGATCACGCCGACGCCCGAGGAAATCAAGAAGTATTCGTCCGCGACGAGGGCCGCCGACCTGATCGCGTCCGATGTGATCAGAACGACCCTCGCCCTTCGGATTCAGGGCGACGAGTTCTCAAAAGAGAATCTCGCGATGGCCCTCTTCGGGGGCACGGGCACACTGGCGCAGACGGGATCGAGCGTCGCGGCAGAGGACCTTCCGGGTGTTCTGCAGGGCCGCTACTACAAGCTGGCCTATCGTGACGTCTCGTCTGTCGTCGTCGAGCCCGACGGAGGCGGAACACCGTACACGGTCGACACCGACTACACGGTCGATGCGGACACGGGTCGCATCTACATCGTGGTCGGTGGAGGCATCGCCGACGACACCGACATCGAGGTCGACTACGACTACGGGACGATCGCCCTCGACACCGTTCTCGGGATGACCGAGACGTCGGTCAAGGGTCTGATCAGGTTCGTCGGCGACCCCGCCAGAGGACCGACCTACGAGATCGAAATCTGGCAGGCGTCGGTGCGTGCGGACGGTGCGATCGGCTTCATCTCTGACGAGTATGCGAGCTGGTCGCTCACGGGTGACATCGAGTCGATGGCGACTACTCATCCGAACGAGCCGCACTTCCGCATCATCAAGCTCTCTGACTGATGGCTGATCGACATCTGCTAGGCGGTCGACCCTTCCTGACCGTGCAGGAGTCGACGGTCGAGCAAGACTTCATCTTCCTCGCCCTCGTGAAAGAGGCGGGGATCGACGATCTGACGCAGAGCCGGGGCGAAACGACCGGCGATTTCGCCGTCCGGATCCTCGAAACGGCGATCGCCAACGGGGTCGTTCTGAGACTGCTCGCGTGTCTGCTCGTGCCCGAGCCCGAGGTCGAACGGCCCCGAGGACTTCGGCGTTTGATTCCCGGTCGACGTGACGTCCCGCCGTGGACACGCGAGACCGCCGAAGAGACCGCCGAGTTCTTGGGGTCGCTGCGTTCGCCCGAGGACAAGGCGAAGATCAGAGCCCTCGTGCTGTCGTTGCTCGTGCATTTTTTCGAGAGCGGGACCGTCTCTTTGTGGACTACGCCGACGTCATCAGTCGAGCCGGTCCCGAGAGCGACGACGAATGGGGAGGCGAGCAGACCGACGGACGCTACGGGTGCTGGACCGCCCTCGTCCTAGAGATCGTCGACGGTGATTTCGATCGGGCAGAAGAGGTCATCAGATGGCCTCTTCGAGCCGCTCTCGACTGCTATCTGATCAAGGCGAGAGAGGTCGCCCGTCAGAACTACCGGCACCAGCAGATCATGTGGGCCCTCGTGACGCCGCACGTCTCGAAATCGAGCCGCCGGCCGGCCCCGAGAGTCCCCGACATCCTGAGAGGTCGTCGACGAGATGGCGAAGCCCGACGTCAGAGTTCGACTGTCAGCGGAAGGCGTCAGTGAGGTCGTCTCTGCCCTCAAGCGTGTGCAGGCAGAGGGTCAGAAGAGCGCCAAGAAGCAAGCGAGCGGTTTCGGCGGCCTGAATCGCGTCCTCGGGGGCACGACGAATCTGCTCGGCGGGCTCGGGATCGCCCTCGGGGTCCATCAGTTCACTCGATTCATCGGCAACGCGATCGAGGCCGGTGATCAGATCAACAAGCTCGGGGCGAAGGTCGGAGCGTCAACCGAGAATCTCTCTGCCCTGTCTCTCGTCGCTCGCACCGCCGACTCTGATCTGAATCAGGTCGGCGCGGCCCTCGTTCGGATGAACAAGAACATCGGCGACGCTCAGGCCGGGATTCCTACCGCCGCCGCCGCTCTGCGCGATCTCAACGTCAAACTCGAGGACCTCGAAGGACTCGACTCGGTCGAGATATTCGAGCTGATGTCGAAGCGGATCACCGCGCTGCCGACGGCGATCAGGCAGGGGCGTTCCGCGATTCAGATGTTCGGTCGTGCGGGGGCGATGCTGATGCCGACGATGCGAGCCCTCGCCGAAGAGGGTCTCGCCAATGTCATCAAACGCGCAGAGGAGCTCGGTGTTCTGATCGACCATGATCTCGCCGCCGCCGCCGAGCGGATCAAGGATGACGTCGAGATTCTCAAGATGCAAGGGGAGGCACTCGGGGTCAGATTCGTCGCGGGCTTCGGGCCCGAGATGTCTCAGGCTCTACAGACGATCTCGGGCGACCTCAAGCAGACGACGAGCGCGTGGGAAGAGTTCGGGACGGGCGTCGGCCGAGTGCTGAAATGGCTCGTCTCTCTCGTGTCGACGGTCTTCGACACGATAGGAACCTACATCGGCTATGGAATCTCAGCTCTGATCTCCGGCGGGAAGACGATCGGTCGTGTTCTGAGGGGCGATCTGGAAGGCGCGAGACGAGAGATGGAGACGTTCAATCGCTTCTCCGAGCGAGAGAACAAGAAGTTTGCAGATCGCATGAAGGGTCGTTGGGAACTGACCCTCTCTGCCCCGACGAAGGCGACGGGCACGCCGGAAGGCGGCGCGGGAGGCGAGACGAGCGAAGAGTCGTTGCAGCAGATGGCAGAACTCGCCGCCCGTCGGGCTCAGGCTCTACAGTCATCACTCGATCGAGAACTCGCCCTCGTGAAGACGACGGCGGGGCTCAAGAACAAGGCAGAGCAACGAGAGTTCGATCAGGCACTACAGAGTGTTCAGACCTACTACAACGACCGCCGGAAGATCATCGAGGACGCCTATGCGGAGCAGGAACGGATTCTCGATGAGAAGCAGGCGGCTCTCGAAGACATCGTCGACCCTGCGAGACGCGAGCAGGAGGCGATGAAGATCGACACGCAGCGGGCTCAGGCTCGTATTCAATACGAGTCTGACATCGCCGACCTGATCTACGAGGAACAGGAGACCGTCAAGGACCTCGCAGCCGAGCGACTCGGCTATGAACAGCAGCTCCTCGAAATGCAGGGGCAGAGGATCGCAGCCGAGCGACTCGGGTTCGATGAACAGCTTCGTCAGTACGACGAGCTGCTCAAACGTCAGGGCGTCTCGGACGCCGAGCGGGAGAGGGCAGTCGCCCGATTCAAGACCGCCCTCGAAGCCGGGGCCGACTTCGAGGAAGCGAAGGCCGACGCCGAGGCCGCGCTACATGAACTCGAATCTGCCCGACGTGACATCGACGCTCAGGTCGCCGCCGGGATCCTCGGTCAGATGGAAGGCGAAGAGGCCCTCTTGCAGATCGAGATCGCTCGGCTCGATGCACTAGAGCGACTCGCCGCCGCGATGCTCGCGGCCGCCGAGGCGACCGGCGACCCCGAGAAGATTGCCGCCGCGCAGGACTTCGCCGCGTCGATCAGAGAGATCGAATACTCGGTCGAAGGATCAGTCAACGCCTTCGCACGGCTCGGAGAAGTCGCCCTCGACGCTGCTCAAAGTGCCCTGGCTGACTTCCTCGACACGGGGATCGAGGGTGCCGAAGACCTCGGTGACGCCTTTCAGGAGATGGGAGCAGCCGTCGTTCAGGCTCTCCGTCGTATCGTCGCCGAGATGATGGCGGCGTGGATCATCAAGAAGATCACGGGTCTCTTCTCGATGGGCGGGGAGGTCGGCGGCGACGGAGGCGGGTCGGGAGGCGAGCCGGCGACAGCAGAGGCCGCCATCGGGGGTCTCTTCCGAGGCAAGGGCACGGGCACGTCGGACTCGAACATCATCGCCGTCTCAGATCACGAGTTCATCGTGAGAGCGGCGGTCGTGAAGCAGCCGGGGGTCCTCGCCCATCTGAGAGAGCTGAATCGGGAGGGGCATCGCGTGCTCGGGACCGAGACGCCGAGGATGATCAACGCACCGATCGGTCGCTTCGCGGAAGGCGGCCTCGTCGAGACCGGCGGCGTGTCGGGTGAGGTCCTCAACGGCCGACTCGAAGTCGGTCTCGAAGAGGGTCTCGTGATGCGAGAACTCGAATCGCCACAAGGACAGCGAATCCTCGTCAACACGCTCAAGAACAATCGCCGAGCCGTCCGATCGGCGCTGGGGATCTGACCATGTTTGAGACGGGCACAGCGACAGACTATGCCGATCTGATCGACAAGCTGAACACGTTCCTGACAGCGAAGGGCTCGGCTTTCGGTCTCTCGTATTCGGGCACAGGCACGGGCACGCTGACCGATTATTCTGGCGGCGCGTCATCGGTCGCCGAGACATTCACAATCACAGCGACCTCGCCGACGGTCTTCGACGTGGTCGGGTCGGTGTCGGGTGACATCGGCGACGCTACCGTCGGGACGCCGTTCAGTCACGCCAAACTAGAGTTCACGATCACCGCCGGGGGGACGGCTTTCATCGTCGGCGACGAGTTCGTTCTGTCGACCGCGCCGAAGTGGACAGCGCACAGGAAGTGTCTCGGCTGTCGTGTTCTTGCCGACCTCGGCAACACGGGCACCTACGGGGCTCAGAACATGGTCGACGGCAAGAACGAGATCAGTTCCTACAAGTTCAGAGCCGAGGACCCCGAGACACCGTTCGACATCGAGATCGAGTTCTTCGAGGCAGAGACGATTCACCAGTATCAGCTCGCGATGTTCCTCAGCAGTCAATACAGCTACGGTCCGAAGGCGTGGACGTTTGACTACTGGACGGGGAGTGCGTGGTCGACTCTCGATTCTGAGAGCGGTCACGACGACTGGACACAGACCGCGATCAAGACGTTCGACGTCGGGTCGCCCGTATCCGCGACGAAGTACCGACTGCACGTTACGGAGCTGAACACATCGAGCTATCTCCACATCGGGGCCTTCCGGCTGCTCAGGTCCGACGGTGTCGACGCCGCGTTCTCGCAGACGATCTGGGAGGCCCCCGGCAACGACGGCGACTCAGAGATTCTCGTCGGTGTTCATGGCTTCGAGCGACAGGATGCAGACTATTTCGACTGGGAGATCGCCGCGTTCGACGGCTATCTAGCCTCTGCCCTCTGGCGGGAGCAGACCGGCTTTCACGGGCAGCTCTTCGTGCCTCTGTGGGACGCCTCGATCCCCTACTGGTTCGTCGCAGACGGTCGGAGAGTGATCGTTGTCGCCAAGATCAGCACGCAGTATGAGGTCGCCTACCTCGGCTTCATAGACGCCTACTACACGCCCGAGCAGATGCCCTATCCGATCGCACTCGGCGGCTCACTGACGTTCGACTTGCCGATCCCCGGCTGGCACGATGACGACTATCGCTGGTCGACGGCGACCCTCGAACACTCTGCGTTCCCGATC